AACAGGCCGCCCAGGCCTGGGCGCGTAAGCGCGAGCCGGAGCTGGATGAGCCAGGTGCGATCGAGGGGGCGAACCGCAAGGGCGTCACAGTCAAGGAAATGATCGAACAGTACCTGCGAGAAGTGGAAAAGGCCCGGCCGTTGGGCAAAACCAAAAAGGCCACACTCGAAGCCATCGGCAAGATGGACATCGGCAAGCTGAACGATACCGACATCAATACCCAATGCCTGGTCAACTTTGCTCTTTGGCGGATGAGCAAGGAGGGCGGCGGAGTCCAGCCACAGACCGCTGGCAACGACCTGGCGCACCTCGGTGCTGTTCTGGCGATTGCCAAAGACGCATGGGGGTATCAGGTCGATCCACTCGCGATGAGCGGCGCCCGACGAGTGCTACGGAAACTGGGCTACAACCTCAAGAGCCGCGAGCGTGACCGCCGGCCGACGTTGGACGAGCTGGGCAAGGTGCTGACGCATTACGAAGCCATGCAGGCCAGGCGCCCAAGCGTCACTAATATGCTGAAGGTCGTGGGTTTTGCCCTGTTCTCCACGCGCCGGCTGGATGAAATAACCCGAATTCGTTGGGCGGACGTCGATGAACCTGGCCAGCGGGTGCTGGTGCGCGATATGAAGAACCCTGGGCAGAAGATCGGCAACGACGTTTGGTGCTACCTGCCAGACGAGGCGTGGCAGATCCTCAAAACAATGCCAAAGGCTGGCGAAGACATCTTCCCTTACAGCCCTGAATCCATCTCCACGTCCTGGGCGAAAGCCTGCAAATTTTTGAACATCGCGAACTTGCACTTTCACGACCTTCGACATGAAGGCGTCAGCCGCCTGTTTGAGATGGACTGGGACATTCCGCGTGTGGCAAGTGTTTCTGGCCACCGGGATTGGAATTCGATGCGTCGATACACCCACCTGCGCGGCAAGGGTGACCGCTATGTGGGCTGGGAGTGGCACGAGAAAATCCTGAGGGCGCCCGTCCAACTGGGCGCCGCATCACAGAAGTGGCTTAAAAGGCGTGTTTTAACCCGTTGAGCTGGTTGTGCTCTTTAACCGCCGCGGCGCGCTGTAGATCCAGATACGTGGCCAGGTCAGTGAGGTGGACGCCTTTCGCTGACTTCTGGCTCGGCTCCAGGCGTGTGATGGGGATCTTGATCTGGCCACTCATCACCTTGCGCTGGAACATTTCCGGCGTCAGGTGGGTGAAGTAGTCCCGGCAAACCTGCTCCAGCGAAATGATTGCCTGGCCGTCGTATTGGGCCATCAGGATAAAGGCTGTGTTCATGATGAACCCCTCACATCTGAAACGATTGATGAATGAGCGCTGGCTGAGCCTTACGTTCTGCGGGTTTCGCCCCGTCGACTTGGATCTCACACACGAACCGGTGTCGTTCGCGGTTGAGCGCAGTCAGTTCCTCGGTTAGTTCATGAGCGACATCAATGCACCGCTCATAGGCGTAAGGCCCTGTCCAACTCTCTACCCTTATCACCTGGCAATCCGTGCGCGTTGCATCTGCGCACAGATACAGCATTAGGAAGACCGTCATGTTTCGTCTCCCGGAAAGCCTGGAAAGGCATCGTTGGCATCGAGTTCGGCGTAAGCGAATACCTTCCAGTGGATGACCGTGGCCTGTTCATCTTCACTACGTTTCTCAATATGCATGGTGCTTCTCCTTTCTGGCGGTAGGGGAGTTGCAGCTCCCCGTGTCCCGCTTGTGTTGGGTATCAGCGCGCGTATCGACGCGTTTTGTTTTGTTTGGCTGTTTCGCGCTCGGCCATGAATGCAGCCCATTCCGCCGATTTGCTCTGCTGACGGATACGGCTACAGGTGCCGTGCTTGCGGGTGGAGCGTGCCTTGCCACAGATGTCGCAGCGGCTGGGCAAGTCCAACCGGTGGCTGGCCATAGCGGGGCGGGTTCGGAGTATTGGGTCCATCAGTTCCCTCCCATGAGCATGCGCGTCAGTGCATTGGGCTGGCCGTCTGGAGTCAGCTTGTGGAGTGGTTGTGTGACACTACGGCCGTTCCCGGCACGCAGGGTTGCAACATTGCCTTCGATGGCGACGATCACGCCTTTACGAGCGCTCAAACGATATTCCCGACCGCCACCGCTCATTTCAACGTAGCTGACCGTGTCGCCGATAGCCAACGGGGTTGTGGTAGCCTTTGCGGTGCCGCCTTGGGGTTGATTCACTTGCATGGTGCTTCTCCTTTGGGTGGTCGGTGTCGAGGGGTTGCAGCCCCTCGACACCACCTTCTTAACGGCTTCCGCCGGTTGGGTTTTGCTTGCGCACCAGGTGCAGCAGCAGGTTTTCAAACTCAACAACCTCATCAGTTGCTGACTGCCATTCCAGGACTGCCTGGATCTGTTCCCGGCTGCACTCCAGCACCAGGATTTCTTTGTCGCTTACCGCCCGAACCTCAAGGATCGCCACTAACCCAGCGGGGTCGTAGGCTTCGGCGTGAATAATTTTTCCGGACTCGTTGAACCAGGCCTTCAGCTCTTTCAGATGCCGGAGGCGGCTGGTTTCCCCCTCTCGACCGTCACCGGTGATGACTTGTACGTGCATGGTGCTTCTCCTTTGGGTGGTGGCCGGCGTTGCAGCGCCTGGCGGGTGTTGCTGTTGATTGGTCAGGCCTGGAAGTGCCAGCACTTCACAATGGGTTGTTTGGTGATGACTGCGTTGCTGGTCTTGGCCTGGTAAGCGCGTACCGCGCTGTCAGTGGATTTGTTGACGTCGAGCAGCTTTCGGGAGCGTGAGTCCTTCAAGCGCTCGCGCAGCTCGCTGACGTCGGCGATCTTCTGGCGATGTTCGGCTGCGCACTTCACAAAGTCGTTGAGGTTGATGGCGATGATGTTGTCTTTCTTGCTGTGATTGACCACCGGGCCGTCGGCGTCGAGACCTTCGAGGTACTCGTACACTTCCCAGAATTCAGCCACCACAGGGTGGTCAGAGCTGATTGACGACTGGCGTTCGATCGCCATGCGAATAATCTGTGTGCGGGTATGGCTTATCTGTTGTTCAGTGAGCGGCACTACCATGCACAGGCAGTCGAGCAGGGCGAGCAACTGGGCGTGATTTTTGTTGATCCGTTCCACGCGGATGTAACCGCGCAGCTTGTTGCCGCAGTGCTGACATTCGCTTTGCTCGTCGTTAAACGGGGTGTTGCAGGCGAAGCAATGGGAATGCAGGTTGCGCAACTTCGCCTCGTAGCCTGGGATGCGCTGGGCGAACAGGTCCATCACTTCCAGCTCTTTGCGAACGGCCTGTAGAACAAAATTGCTGAGTGTCGAACCTTCCAGGGCGTTCAGCCGGTCTGCTGCCGCACGGCTCTCAGGCGTCACGTTCGGACGCACAAAATGCAGTTTCACGATCCGGGTCATGATCGCTTCAGACGCCACGACAGGGGCGTTCTGGCTGATGGCGATCGTGCCGCGAAAAGGGGGCTCATAGGTCTCGTTGCCGGCGGTTTTAACGCCCTTGGTCGCGAGAGTGCCGCCGCCGTAGTAGTCCTTGAGTTCGTCCCATTCAAAGGTCTTGGCGTGGGCCTTGTCGTCGCCGCTGCGGTCCGATTCCAGCAGCACAATGGGCATGCCGGAGACCTGGCCCATCAAGCGGCTGCGGCCGGCCTTGGTGGATTTGGACGGGTCGAACCCTTCGTAACCGTCCCGGCCTGCCAGTTTCCACAGGAGGGTGAGCAAGGTGGTCTTACCGGCGCCCGCTTCACCCGTGGCCTCAAGGAAGGGAAACGACTGGTATCGGGCGCGGATCTGTTCGGCGAACAGTGAGCCAAACCAGAAAGTCAGTGCAACGATGCCCTGCGCGCCAAAGCACTGCCACAGGAGGCCCAGCCACTGCGGATCGTAGGTTTTACCGTCCTTCTCCAGATCGATCTTCACGCCCTTTTGCAGGGTCTTGAGTTTCAGCTTGCCCATCTCAAAAAACTCTTCTTCGTTGATGTGGATGACCTGGCCCTCGCGGACGGCGACGTCGTTGAATACGTAGCAGCGGTATTCCTTGCTGTAGCCCACGTAGTCGATGGTTTGAACGGTCTTGATGCCGAAAAGCTGGTCTTTCATGAGTTTGTCCAACTGTTGTCCGCTGCCGGTGAACACGGCCCCGGCGCCCATGCCGAGAAGTCTTTTTTTGAATTCGCTGGCGGCGGCGACCTGGCCACCGGTGAAGGTGTTTTTCACAGAGCCACCGTCGTGCGGGAAGTCGACGCGGAAGAAGTACCAAGACTCGTCGGTGATCTCGTTGCGTTGGAAATAGAGGGCTTTGGGGTAGCAGTTGGCGATTTCGACGACGCAGCCGGCCACGTTTAGCGCCTTCTCTCGGAGCTGCTTTTCGTTCAGCACCTGGGCTTCCTGGTCATCGCTTTTCTCCAGCGCTTGTTTGGCGCTGTTGTATTTCGCGAGATCCAATTTCCACCAATACAGGCGAGAGTCGAAACAGAAGTGAAACTCCTCCCGTTCACGCCACTGGTACATGAGCAAGGCCTTGTCGCTGGCACTCTCGGCGATCAGCAAGGCGCCCTGATGGCGGGCTTCCTTCAAGTCTTTTTCGATACGCTCTGCACGGGTTTTTTCATCGTCAATAAATGCCCAGCGTTGATGTAGATCGTTCCAGTCGACCTTGCGTGCATCCGGCTGCGGTACCTGGGCGGCGTCGCAGGTAAAGCCGAGTTCACGTGCACGTTTTACCCAGCTGCATGTGTATTTGTGAGCGCCTGGCTCGTTGTCCAGGGCCCAAACCAATTTGGGTGTTTTACCGCCGCGAGCCATGATCAGCGCCTTCAGCGATTCCTCTGGAAAGGCGTTTGACGAAAGGGCGGCCACGGCTGAGATACCGTTTTGAATGAGTGCGATAGCATCGAAGATGCCCTCAACAATCCACAGTTCATCAACCTCCAACAGGTCCAGGCATGGTGGGCACCACCAATAGCCCTTGTAGCTCTTCAGAGGCTGGAAGCGGGCCTTCTTCTTGCCGAAGCGGGAAGGCTGGTCAATCAAGCGCTCCCAGTACCCGCCATGCTCCAGGGGAAAGCGGACGGTTGCTGAGCCGATGTTCAGATCGCGGTCGAAATAGCTTTCCTGCGTGTACCAGCCTTCAAGCAGTTCCACGCGAAAGCCACGGGCAAATGACAAGTAGGCTTTTGCACTGGCGGCGGGCTGATCACTGGTGGCCGGTGCACGCTTGCTCCAGTCGTCGAACAGATCCGGGTACAGCTCTTTGGTCGGTGCCATGTACCGACATTTTTCCTCGCGGCCACAGCGGATGAACCAAGGTTCATCGTATCGGGAAAACAGGCGTTTCTGGTTGCACTGCGGGCAGGTGCCCTTGCGCATGTAATGCGTGCCGACCATGTGCTGTAGGCCGTAGTCAGACTCCAGGCGCTGAAGTACATCAGCGCGGATCTGTTGCTCCATGGGCTTGCGATTCACTGCGCATGCTCCGCAACAGCCACGACGAGCTGCTTTTTCAGCTCGCTGCGCGTCTTGCAGATGCCTGCCAAGTAGGGCAAGTCCTCAAGCACCTTCGGTGCCCGCTGGCCACTCGGCACATTCCGGTAGCGATCGGAGTACCAAATATCAGCCATGGTGACTTCGTACTGAGTGGTCAGCCACAACAGGTATTGCTGCGCCTGCTGTTCGTCCAGCTCCAGTTTTATGGTGATTTTGCTCATTTCGGCCACCAGTAAGTTGCAAATTTCCCCTACCCACGCGGTGCGGGCATCCATCAGGGAGTGGTTTCGGGTTAGTGCGGGAGGTTACGAGTCAGCAGAAGGCGTGTCGGGAGCAGGCGTGCTGAAACGGGGTGTCGCTGTTGGGTGCAGTTATCGAGCAGCCAAATGATCGGTCGGTACGGGCCACTGTTCGGATGCACGCCAAGCCATGCAACACGATTGCAGGTCATGCTTTCAAACTCAGCGACGGCCAGTTCCGCAATGCGTTGCACCAGGTGCTGTGGGACCTCAAGCGACAGCGTCAGGTATCGGACGCAGTTGTTGAGCAACTGGCTATCACCGGCCAGATGCTCACAACGGTGGCGGTAGAGGTAGGCCACTGCCGCTTGTTGCATCGCAGCACGATAGTCGCTGGTGGGATTGGTAGTCAGGGTGATGGTTTTCATACGGTAGTGGCCTCTATTTCCAGCTGATCCAACAGATCGGGTTGATCGTTGGCTGTTTTCATTGCCTGGCGACGAATGACCACGTCCGCAATTGGCAGCTTTACAGCCGGGTTGGGCATGCCGCTGGGGCTCAGTTCGTGAGTCATTTGAAACTCAGCACGCACCGACCAGCCGCAGGCCTCGTTGGTGCACTGCATGTAGGTGATGCGCAGGAAAATGTGTTGGCCTTCGCTGGTGCGGATGCGCATCCGGCCATGGCAGTGGGGGCAGACCAGTTTGTAAGTGCTCACTAAACAGCTCCCTGGCTGTACAGCTGGATGGTCGCAAACACCTCGGCGTAGCGAGCGGACATGTATGTAATCAGGGCGGCGATGATCGCGTCGGCTTCACGCTTTTCGATGACACCATCGTCCAGAGCCGCAGACATGATCTGATCGACCTTGCCCCGTTTGGCCGAGGCCTTGAGCGAGCGGCTGTACAACTCCACATTGTCCAGGGTCTCCGGGAGACTCAGCGGTACGAACATGCCGCCGTACATAGAGGCGATGTAATCAGCCAGGAACGTGGTGCCGGCGACTTGCTCCAGACGGTGGATGTGTTCGTCGGTCAGCGGGCGGCTGCCGGCGTTCTCGTAGGCTTGGTTGTCGAACTTCTTCAGCGGCATGCCGAGGTCTGCCGAGGCATATTCCCGGCCACCTGGGTAGGCACCGATGACGGCCATGACCACGCTCTTTCTGCTGTCTAGAACTGGGCGTTTCATCTTCTGGTATCCCTCTGGAGCCAGAGGCCCTAGTTTGTGATCACGCCGTCTTTGATACCGAGCAGCACGGCCGCACGGTGAGCTTCACCACGCAAGCACTTTTTCTGTCCGTTCAAAACCGCGTAAACCGTAGAAGGGTTGAATTCGTGTTCTTCGGCCCAGTCCTTGGCCGAGATCCCGAGTCGTGCGAGACGGTCACGGGCCTCTTGGCATGCTTGCTCGATGGGGGATGCGTTCGGCATAGTCTCGTTTCGTGTGGTTTCGTGTGATAACGAACGAAGTATTTCCCATGTTTGTGGGATCGTCAAGTATTGATGGAGACGAATGTGGGAATTGGTGACCGCCTCAAAGAGGAAAGGGAACGTTTGGGGTTCAGCCAGACTGAATTTTCAGCCGTTGCTGGGGCTTCCAAAAATAGCCAGTACAACTATGAAAAAGGCGACCGAAGCCCGGACGCTAACTACCTTGCAGCGGTAGCGGAGAAAGGCGTCGATATTCTTTATGTGGTTACTGGCGTACGTAAGCCCCAGGCTGCCGATTGCATTCCCGCGGAGTTACTGGAATTCGTTGGGGTGTATGAACAAGTGACTGATGCTGATCGGCAGGTTCTGTTACGGATGGCTTCAGCATTCGCAAGCGTCGCGAATACGAGCGGTAAGAAGGCCGGCAACTGAACAGTGCTGGTTGATTGAGGTAATTGGATTTGACACGCCGACCAAGAAGGTCGGCTTTTTCATGGAAGTTAAAGGAGTAGAGGAATGGCGTTCAAGCCTTGTAAGTCGTGTAAGCACACGGTGGATGCCACTGCAAAGGTCTGCCCAAGCTGTGGTGTAAAAAATCCCGGAGCGACAGTCGGACAGCAGGTATTCGGACTTCTGATCCTCCTGGTCATCATCGCTGGAGCTGTCTCGATGTGTTCAGGTGGTGATAAGGACAAGCCTGCCGACAAGTTGCCGCCTGCGGAGAAACCTGCGCAAAGCTCCGTTTTACCCTCCACATACACCATCACCCAGGATGAGTTTCGCGAGGGGCGCCCTCGTAAAGTTGAGGTCCTGCTGCCCCGCCGGCTTAATGAAACTGAACTTGCTGAAGTGGGAAGAGCAATTCGCGCGGATACCGAATTTAAAGCCGATAAAACTTTCATCGGGTTCCGCGTGGAAGGCCAGACCGAAAAAACGTACTGGGCCAATGCTAGTTTCGATCCCGACTATCGGACATCTCTTATAGGGTTGAGCGCGAAGGAGTACCAAATCCTGCAAACGTTAGATCTGAAGGCTTACCCAAACAGGATTGGTAGCTGGTTGCGAGACGGAGCATTGGGGCACGTGATGATCTTGTACAAGCAGAACGATAAGTATGCGATCGACTCTGTCTTTCCCAGCGGAGGGAAAAATACGGAGCACTATGTCGGTAAGAAACTGCCGGATGGCGGGTTGCGTCTTGACGATCCCGAAAGCGACCTCAACGAGCATTACGTTGTTGATGCTAAGGGCAACTTGCAAGGCTGGGGTGAGAACGGCGTGTACATGACACTGCCCCCGTTCAAGCCAGCGCAATGACGTAACAAAAAACATAATTTATTTGCTTGCTGTCCGATGACACTGCGATACGTGATGGAAATTAGCTGTTCCCCGGTAAGCCTCTAAGGCGCCATGGTGGCGCCGGGTACCGGTCTCGTGTGAAAGGAGTATTCGCATGGTCGAGAACAGCGATGTGTCGGAAAGCAATATGTCAGTCGTGGATGCGAACCGTCTGAGCGATCAGGAAGTTATGTTGCTGGCGATGTTCAGGGTCATAAGCCCTCAGCGGAAAAATGACGTATTACGATTGTTAGAGGTATTCACACACGCATCTGAATAAAAAAGCAGACCCCGAATAAGTTTCGGGGTCTACATATTACTCGATAGCCAATTAAGGCGATTTTGAAAGCTGGGATTTAGCGGCCTCCAAAGCATTCTGAGATTCGCTAACGGATACCCCTGTAACGCCAATGAGGTTTGGTTCGAGCGTTGTTTCGTCAAGACTAATCAGTAGTCTTACTGTGGCGGCAGCTTCGAATGCTTTCTGAATCCCAGATACATCCAATCCTTGGACATCCGCAGGAATCAGGGAGGCTACTTTGTCGTTACTGAGTCCAAAGGCTTTGAATCGAAGGCTTCCACTTACTTTATTGTCTTTGAATGCAATCCCTAATGGCATTAATCCTCCAATATCTACATCATTTGTAAGAGTCGTGACTTCTGCTGTAATTCTTAATCCAACTCCGACTTGGCCGTAGGCTTTTTTTGCGCCGTCAAATTCAATTTCTTGAGTGCGGGAGTTTGTATAGTCGAATGTGATTCTGTATGTTCCCTTTGCCGCCTTTACACTGTTTCCTACGTAAGTGAAACCTCCTGATGTATCCCGTTTCTGTATTGTGGTAAAAGTCTCATAGTTGGTTAGCCTTTTTCTGATGTCGGAGGATTTCATTGTTAATATGTCAGTGTCGATGCGCTTGTTAGTTTTCTTGTCGAATGTTTCAATTGTGCGTATCGGGACAGGTGTAGTAAGCGGAATTATAGCCAGCTGTGGGTCGAGTTTTGCTCCGTCAGGCGCGGGGCCAGGCACAACGCTACTGCATCCAGTAAGCCATATTGCGTATAAGGCACCGGAAATTAGGTGTAAGCGTCCGTGGTTATGAGGTTTAGTCATGATAGTGTCTCGTATGCTTTACAGTGAGGGCAGTTTTTATGCTCTTCTTTTTTAAAAGAGTCGGGGTGAATGCTAGCTCAGGAATTTAAAAGCAGTTAAAAAGCTAAGAAATTTTTCTCTACTTATTCTTATGGGCTCAAAGCTGCATTTTTTTCCATTCTCTATCTACTGCTCTCCGAGCAGTTTTATCGCTGGCATACAACCACTTCAACCGTTTCGGTTTACTCTGACTTCCTGCTGTAATAGTTTTTTCCTTTCCTGTTTTCTGGTCGCGGTAGTACGCGATGATCCCCGTGTAATCGCCCTTGTTCTCCTCCGCCAGATCTTCAACGTTGTCCTCCGGCAGCTTGCTCTCCAGCTCCAGGCTGACGGTGTAGCCTCCATCCGCACTCAGGCTGTGCTGCACGTTGCCGCCGTACCAGATGATCTCGTCGATTTCCGCCTTCACGCCCTGGAGCGTGTACGTCAGTTCGGGGATCAGATCCGGCCGGCCCATTGCCAGGTTGTAGCTGAGGGTGGCGCTGCCGCGTTGCAGACGCCGAAACTCCGCACGGGCGGCGCGCAGGGCTGACTGTTGGTCGCTATACGTGTGTCGCAGGTCTTTGAGGTTGTCACCGCCGCCGGCAATGGCTTCCTGTTTCTTGGCGCTGTTCACGTCGTAGTAATAGGCGCGTACGCCGTCGTAGCTGTCGCGGTCGGCTTGCAGGTACCGGTGCTGGTCGCCGTCGGCACGGGTAAGAATGATGTGCGGCAGATCCAGACCGCTGGCCGTCTTGCCGCCGCCCGCTGGCAGGCATAGCAGGCACCCGGCTTTGACGCTGGCCACTGCGTCAAACTCTTCGCCCAGGCGGCTGATCAGGTTGGCGTCGGACTCGTTGGCCTGGTCGAGTTGCAGGATGGGCAAACCGTCCAGCCCGCCGGCTATGGTGGCGGTCAGGCCGTTGCCGATGGCGATATCGCCCAGGACGTCGCCGAGGGTGGTGTTGCTCCAGCTGCGTTCGCGTTTGGTTTTGAGGCCTTTGCGCAGGTCTGCCGATCGAGCGCGGATGCTGAGTACGTCCGGCGCACCGCTGTGTTCAGTTTCGTCGACCGTGTAGGTGCCTTTGTCCACCAGGCCGGTGTCGCTCCAACCCAGCCACAGTCGCAGCACTGCGCCCTTGGGCGGGATCGACAGCAGGCCGTCGTGGTCGCTGAGGGTGATGCTGAGTTGGTCGGCCTCAACGCCGCGGTTGTCGGTCAGCTCCAGGCTCATCAGCCGCGGACTGATCAGTTGAGCGATGTCCAGGCCGTCGACGGTTAGCCGGAAGGCCGGCACCGGATAGGCCGCGTCTCGGACGTAACGTTCGGCTGTGTTGCGCAGGTAGCCGGTGACCTTGGATATGACGGAGTCGATCACAGCAGACCTCGCAGGATGTTGAGGCCAACGCTGGTACCAGCGCCGAGCAGGTCGATGCGGTCGTCGTCGGTGCGCTTCAGGCTCAGCGTGAATTCAATGCGCCGTGGGGTGCCGTCGTCGAAAAAAATGGTCTTGGTTTCGCTCAGGCTGTCGATGACCCACAGGCCGTAAATCCTCCCCGTGCCCTCGACCATCGGCCATGCCTTACCGGTATTCGCCATCAGCCGTATGGCGTCGAGGCTTAGGGCGGTGCCGGCTAACTCGGGGAAGATGATGCCGGGGAGGGTGATAGCGTCTTCACCACGACCAACGAACTGCCGCGCGGGAGCGGCGCCGATACGGCTGTTGCTGGCATGGCGCCAATCGGTTTGGCGTTGCAGTTCCTGGTAAGCGGCGGTTCTGAGGCTGAACACGAACATGCCGAGGGCCATCATCATGGTGGTTATTCCAGGTCAGAAAGTTTGCTGCGCTGGCGCGCCTTTTTTTCGTTTTCGATGCGGGCCATGATCGCGCGCACGCTCTTTTCCAGGCTCTGCATGTCGGTGCCTGGCCCCGCTTCAATTGTGAATTGGTAGGTGTCGTGGCTGTCGTAAACAGCGGCTGCGGGCGAGCTGCTGATTGGCGGCGTGTTGTCCACGGCGAACGCCGGCATAGCCGTGGCGCCCAGGGCTAAGGTGCCTGCCGCTGTCAGTTGCTTGCTCATGCTGGTCAGCGCGTTCAACGGTCCTTTCTGCCCACCTTCAAGGCCCTGGGTAAGCCCGGCCATGGTGAACCCGCCCAACTCCGCGAACACGCGCGACGGGCTGTGGATTCCGAGCTTTTCCTTGAACCAACCAATGCTGCTGTCGCCGATCGAGCTGATGGCGTCTTTGACGGCACCCAGGCCGGCCGTGAGGCCGTTGACCAAGCCGTTGACGATCATGCTGCCGAACTCGGTGAAGCGGCTTGGCAGATCGATGCCCAGATAACTCAGCACGCCGGCAAATGCCTGGTACACAAGGCCGAGCGGGCTGAAGTTGACCAAAGTGGTGATGATGCCGCCGATGCCTCCGTCAAAACCCGCCTTGATCTCGGTCCAGGCGTTGGCGAAGTAGTTCTTCACAGCGTCCCAGTTCTTGTAAATCAGATAGGCGCCACCAGCCAGCGCGGCAACGACAGCGGCAATGATCAAGACAATCGGGTTTGCTGCTAGGCCCCAAAGTGCAATACCTACGGTGCGCAAAGCGGTCAACAGTGCGCCGCCCATTGTCGTAGCGAGCATACGAACGCCCTGGGCAAACATGGGGAAAACGTTACGGGCCAGCCCGGTCAGTGTTGGCATCAGTCGGCCGAGCATACTGGTGATGCCGCCACCCTGAAGACCGAACATGGTCATGCCGTATCGCAGCACTGCGAACGGGCCCAGCATGCTCGCCATGGTTAGTGCCAGGCCACCAAACACGAATGCCAGCGCAGCAATCGCGGCCACGACCTTGACCATGCCACCGGCCAATTTGGGATTCTCCCTGGCCCAGGTGCCAACGCTATTCGCGATCTCCCCCAGCGTGTTAATCAGATCCTTGAGTTCCGGCGCTACCGCTGCACCGAACTCTGCCATGGCATTGGTGAAACTGCCCTCTGCGGCTTCCATGATGTTGGTGAGGGTGCTGAGTTGCTCGTTGACTCGGGTACGCAGATCGGCCTGTGTTTGTAGCTTCTGCTGGACCTCCTTATACCCGGCTAGACCCTTGTTCATCATCGTATTCAGGGTGGTGAGCGTTTCAGCGTCATCCCCAAAGAGCTTGCTGATTACAGCTGTGCGGTCGGTGTCATTCAGAACTTTGAGCTTTTCCACCTGGGCGTACAGGTTCTCCAGGCCAGCGAAATTACCGTCAGCATTCGTGAATTTGAGCGATACGCCTTTGTTAGCACCCGCCGCAATTTTATTGGCCTTGTCGACCTTATCCTTGTCTAAACCTGCCTGGAAAATTTTGCGGAACGCGTTGCCGGCTGAACCACCCTCCATGCCGGCCTGGTCCATCATGATCAACAGTGGCGCCAGCTCTTTCGCGGCATCGATCCCTGACTTCTTGATCACATCCATGACCGGGGCGATCTTGCTGAAGCCCTGGAGCATGTTGCCGGGGTCCACACCGGCATAGAACCCGCGCTGGATCGTGTCCATCAGGCCCATCATGTCTTTTTCGGTGGTGCGTGTTGCGTCCTGCATTTTGGCGGCAAACTCTGCCGCTTCCGTGGCCTCCATCTTCAACTGGACGCCCAGGTATGCGGCAGCTTCACCGGTACCCCCGAGGATGCTTTGTGCACTCAGGCCTTGCCGCCGAAGCATGGTCATCATGTTCTGGAAGTCAGCCGTAGTACCGGGCAAGCGGTCACCGAGTTTGGTGGCCAGGTCGGTGATCTTCTGGAAGTCCTCCGAGACCTTGCCGGTGTCGTCCATCATCGACACCTTGAGCTGTGTGGCGGAATCCTCATTGGGCGCAAAGGCCTTCACTGCGGCGGCGATGGGACGGCTGGCTGCATAGCCAACACCCAGGCCGGCGGCGCCGTTCACGGCGAGATTGCCGGCGGCGCGCTGGGATTTCTCCATCTGGCTGCGAGCCAACGCCGCCCGCTTGTGCTGGGCGCTCAGCTCGGCCATGCGCTTACCCTGCAAACTGATGCTGGCGTTGGTGGCGTTGATCTGCTCGCGCAGCTGGCGCTCGTGGGTGCCAAGGTTTGTGGTGCTGATGCCCGCGTCGTAGAGCTTTGAGCGCAGCCCTTGCAGTTGCACGCTCTGTTGTTGGTGCTGCTGCTTTAGCCGCGTGGCCTCACGCACCGCTGCCTGGAAGCTTCGGGTCATTGCCCTGGTCGGCGCGTCGGTGGCAGCGAGTTCCTGACTCAGGGTTTTGACGCGGTTCCGTGCTGCGGTGAGAGACGCGCCGGTTTGCTCAGCTGCGGCACGCTGAGCCCGCCATGCGCTGACGTCTTTCTGTTGGGAAGTGAGTTCTTTCAGGCGGTCGCGAGCGTCCTTGAGGGCGCGTGCGGTCTGGACGCCCCCTTCGCTGATGTGCTTCAGGGGGCGGGTAGCTTTGTCGATGGTACTGAGCAGCACCTGAAGTTTCAGATCATTTGCCATCGGTGGAGCTCCGCACCCTGGCGCGCTCGCGCCAGTCCATCAGTTCCTTCAAGCCCAACTGATCCATGTCAGCCGGCGCCCAGTGAAAAACCACGGCCAAGTCGGCCATGGCGTCCTCTACGCAACGAGGGATGCGTCCGTCTTCATCGATTTCTGTAGCAAAAAACCAGACACCTTGGTGCCGAGTGCGAACAGGTCGGCCGGGTCCATCGACGTCACTTCGACGGCGGTGAGGGTTGGGGTGCTGATGCGCGGAACCACTTTGACCAGGCTGTTGACGTCCATATTCAGCAGCTCTGCCAGGCTCACGCCGCGCAGCTCGCCCGAGTTGGGTTTGCGCAGTGTGATGCTGTCGATGCTGGTGATGCCACGGCGGATAGGCGTGTCGAGGATGACGGTGTTGTCGTCGGCCAATGGTTTTACTTCGGCTTGTTCGGTGGCTTCGTCTTTCATGGGTAGAGCTCCTGGTGCTGAGGGTAGGTGGTTATCGATCGAGGACGGGTATCAGAGGCCGATGGCGCTACGCTGTTTCTCCAGCATGTCGACGCCGCCGACCTTCTCGATGAAGTTGAGCAGGTCGATTTCGATGATGTCTTCGTTGTCGACGGTCAGCTTGTAGTAGCTGCAAGTGGTGGTGATGGAGTGCTCGGTGTCTTCACCTGGTGTGGCGTCACCCATTTCAATGGTTTCGTGACGGCCGCGAACAGTTACCTCTACGGCACTGATTTGGCCGGTGTCGTCCTGCTGGAAGGCACCGGCGAAGCGCAGAGCAATACCGGAGGCGTTAACCGCGCCGAACTGCTTGAGCACGATCAGGTCCAGGCCGCCCAGCTTCCATTCCATCTGGATACCGTCATCAGACATGCCCAGGTCAGCCTTGACCGGGCCATTCATGCCGGCGGCGCGCCACGCTTCCATCTTGCGGCCCAGAGCGGGCAGGGTGACGGTTTTGACCTTGCCCTGGTAGCTGCCGCCGTCGTTGAACAGGTTCATGTTTTTCAGTTTGAGAGGCATTGCCATGGCGGGAATCTCCGGGGTTATGGCACGGGGTTAGCTCCCCTCGCGGGGAGGCCCGGTTTAAGCAGCGATTGCGGCAGCGAACTGCATCAGGTAGCGGTCGGTGATGCGTTGGCGCAGGGTGAGGTCTTCCAGCGGCGGCACCGGGGTGTAGTCGTAGTCGAGGGTCAGCTTGCCGGCCTTGAGGGTGTCCTTGTCGTTGACGTCTTCCGGGTACCAGCAGCTGCCGCCGATCAGGTAGCCCTGGTTGACCAGTTCGCGGAACTTGGCGTTGATCCCGTTGATGATGTCTTTGACCAGGGAGGCGTGCATGGGCTTGTCCATGGCCCACATGTGCGCCTCGGCCATGGTGTCGGCGATGATCTGGGCGGTACGGGTGTAGTTTTCAAACGCGAACAGCGGATCTGCGCTGCACGTACGGCTACCCCAGAAGCGGAAGCCGCCTTCGTTGATGAGGGTGGTGACCTCATTACTGTTGAGGTAGTTGGCGTCGGTGGCGGGGTTTTGCAGATCCCAGAACACGTCGGCACTGATGCCGGTCACACCGTTGACGGCGACGTTGGAGAGGGTCTTGTGCCAGCCGGTTTCCTGATCGATCTTCGCCCGCAGGCCCAGGGCGCGAGCCGTGGCATAGGCGGTGACGGTCTTGTTGGTGACGGTGTCCCAGTTGAGGAAGTCCGGCCAGATCAGCATCAGCTCACGGGCACCGAAGTTTTCGCGGTAGGCGACCACCTCTTCCTTGGTTTTGCAGTTCCAGGCGCTCACATAGCCGAAGGCTCGCAGGTCCTGAAGAATCGATACGAGGGCGGTGGCTACCGGCTGGCTGTCATAACCAGGTACGCCGATGATGCGTGGCGTCATGCCCACGCGAGATTTGGCGGCCAGTAGGGCTTTCATGCCGGTGTATTTGCCGTCAGCGGTGGTGGTGCCGATCAGTGCGCTGGTGGTTGCGGCTTCGTCTGCGCCTTCCTTGACCCGCACGACGATGGTGTAGGGCTTGGTCTGGTCTGCGATGGCTTGCAGGCTGCTGGCCAGGGTGCCTTTGACACCGGCTTTGGCGATGGCGCTTTGCACGCTGGTCAGCAGTACCGGGGTGTCCAGCGGGAAAGCGAGCGGGTCCGCATCTTCAGCCGTGCAAACCAGGCCGATGACTGCGGTGGGGATGGTGCGAATGGGGCGGGTGCCGTCGTTGAGTTCGAGGACCCGCACGCCGTGTAGATAATCTGAACCGGCCATGGGTGGTTGCCTGCGCTGTGATGGAATGACAGTGCACAGGCTGCCGCGCGCGCGCCGGTTGGGCGAGCGCGCGGGCTTGTAGAGAGGCGGGGTACAGGTGCGAGTGTGTTACTGGAGGTGGTCGGCCAACCACGCGGGTTGCTCGGGCCTGTACTCGACTGCCGGGAAATGCTCCGATTCGGGCCAGTCACGTAGATCTTGCCGGTAGCCCTGCAACTGCTTGTACTGCTCGGCAGTGAGGGTTGTCGGGCGATCGGCCTCCAGCTCGTCGCGGTGGCGGGCGATCAGCGGGTCGGTGAGCAGCAACGCCCTGTCGCGGATGGCCCGCTCGCGGTTTTTCAGATCCTCTACCGTAGGCGGCGGCGCTGGTGCGGTACTCGGACGCCCATTTTTGCCAGGTACAAGGATCGACCCACCCAGAGAAAGCACCCGGTAAATTTCGTCATGTTCTTCCTGGGGAACGTCCACCAGTTCGGATTCCGGGGGGAGCAAACACTTAGGGTTGGGCACAACAATCAACGGGGGAGAAGCGCTGTCATCCGGCACCTCAATCATTGGGGCTACTGCATCAATGTCAGGAACCCAAATGGTTTCAGGCGTCAACGTATCGCCCTCACTCCAATCCGGGTTTTCAACCTGAATATTGGGGCGATTCCATGTTGGGTCTTGGATTGGAATGGTTGGCCTCTCCCATTTCGGATCAGGAACCTGAATAGTCCGAGTGCCGTGGAATACTTCATTGAAGAACGTATTATCTTTTGCGCTATAAAATATATTCACTTATTAAAATCCTCTGGCCTCTACCACTACAACAAGCCCGGTTTGCACTACCCCTGCCCATTCCTCGATTCGTAACGTACAACCATCCACAGTAGCGAGTGAATACGACCCCTGAGTACCGCACTGAGCATTGGCCGCAAGTTTGAAGCTAACCCTTGCATTCAGAAACTGATTAGGGAATCGAAAAGGCCAAGTGACATTTATCAAAGTAGTCTGACCAAAGTCGCCAAGACTGTATTCCAACCATTGAATTATTTCTCCCGTATCCGCGTTTTTGCTCCACCCATTCGTAGCCAATAGCGCCGTATCTTTAGGACGGTCCACCTGAAGGCGAACAACTGTCCCATTGACATTTTTCATATAAGGGGCGGCAACATCCCCGCCAATAAACCCAGCCTCAAAACAATTGTTTCCACCTATCTTGTATTGAACAGCAGCAACAACGTATGCGCAGTTTGCGATATAGGCACCTGCGTATCCGGCGGGCTGATCCCAAACAGTCGTGTTGCCTGCAATAGCAGGTACAGACAACGATTTCGGGACAGCTAGGGCGCCATCGGCGCTATAAGACATCATCGGACCGACAGTTTTATTGTCAGCCGCAACCGTTCCCCAAACGAAGCCACCTGTGGTGCCGCCTCCCTTATTGCAAATAAATTGCGCCGTCCCTGTGCCTGCCGAACCCCAACCTATATAGCCACCCTGCTCATTATAACCGCCCACCTCAGAGTTAAAAGACAACCCGTAAAGCTTAGGAGCATAAGGCCCGCCATTTTTAGGCATGTAGTCGGATGGGTTAAAGTTTGCGGTCGTATAATACTCAAACCATTCTCCAGTGCCGTCCGCCAAGGTCAAACGCCCAAATGACCTACGACCAGTCATTGAGCAACCGAAGTCAAACCCAAGCTTGCCGCCATTGTACTTGGCGCGAATACCAGAAAAATACTGTATTCCAGTAGGCAAGTCCGTAGTAGTCGGGTTCCCGTTAATAAACCGCGCACTACTTAAATCGGAAACTTTCCCGACAATGGCAACATCGTTATTTGAACTTACGGCATCAGTAATGCCGGCGCCAGCCAACGTTGTCGGATTCGTTCCCGCAATCACGCGACCAAGCTTATCTACAGTCAAACTACGGTAGGTGCCCGCCACAATCCCCGTGCGGCCCGCGACGACCTCAAACGTCAGCGGCGTGGTGCCCAGGACGATGGGGGCATCCGTGACCAACTGCCAAACACTGTCGCCATTAGCTGTGCCCTTCTCAACGCTGACAAATAGCCCCGGCGTTACTTCCACACTGGCATCTGCGTCCTGGGCGCGCTTCCAGGCACCGCCAGGGGGCACAACGTAGATACCGTTGTCCTTTGCCTGGACCTGGTCTTTGACTAAAACCCTTGCATCCGCCGTCAGCAACACGCCGTCGACTGTCTGGAT